GAAGAAGTAGACCTGTCAGCACATTGGAATGAGGACGATAACGGAACGATTGTTCATGAATCGGATTGGATGTTTATCGGATATCGAGAAAACAAAAATGGCACGCTTGCTAAATATGTCGTACAGCAAGAGAATTTCTTACTTATAGTTGATGAATATGGACCAAAATCACTGAGGATGGACATGATGAAAATTATCAGTGGTAAAGAATGGCTGAAACAAAGACAGGAGGAATTTAAGTGAGCGATAAAGAACGAACATTTCTAGAGAGAGTATCTCTTTTGATAACAGAACTGAAAGCTCCCAAGAGCCAAAGAAATAATTTCGGTAAATACAACTATAGAAGTGCCGAAGATATTCTGGAAGCAGTGAAGCCACTGGCAAATAATTATGGCTTGGTACCTAAACTTTCTGATGAACCAGTTATGATAGGTGATTGGCATTACATTAAAGCTACCGCATCTATCAAAGATGTAAAAACAGGGGAAGAAGAAATCGCAACAGCTTATGCTAGAGAACCGCTTGCTAAAAAAGGTATGGATGAATCACAAATAACAGGAACAGCTTCATCTTATGCCCGTAAATATGCAATGAACGGACTTTATCAGATTGATGATACCAAGGATGCAGATTCGGATGAATATACCGAGCAAGTTAAGCAAGCAACACCTAAGCCAATTACAAAATCGCAACAAGAAGCTTTGCAAAAACGATCGGATGAAATTGCTAAGATGGCGAAACTTGAAAGCAAAAATTTCTTTGACCAGATTACGGAAAAGAAAATTGGTTACTCAGTAGATATCAGCAAGGTTAACACAGAACAACTTGGGACATTAACTAGATATCTGAATGAACTGGAAAAATACTATCAAGGCAAGAAGTGATGTAAATGAACAATCTTTCGTATCTAGCAAAAATAACAAATGTTGATGGAGACAAAGTCACATTGCAGCTCAAAGAGTCGCTAAACATCGAACGACTTAAAACAATCTTTGATGGATACAACGGCGAGCGACAAGCTGAAATATTCATCAAAGACCCACGAGGTTTCACAGTCGAACAGAGACGCTTCACATTCGCTTTAATGCAAGACATATACATTTACACTGGCGAACCATTAGAGAGCCTTAAAGACGTGTTCTATTGGCAATTTCGATACTTCACAGGGAAGAATATCAGCTTGTCGAATCAATCGGAGAACACAGTCGATGAAGTCTCAACATTAGATGAATTGATACTAGACTTTATCTTCCCAAATGACATTCCGTTTCGTGAAGGCTATGAGATTCCGCCACAAAATGAGCAGTACTTTTTCTATAAGTGTGTGACAAACAGGACTTGCTGCATTTGCGGTAAAAAGAACGCTGACATCGATCACTTTGACAAAGCTTTGGGAAGACGAAAGCGGAAAGAAGTTGATCACACAGAATTTACTTTTGCTGCACTTTGCAGAACCCATCATACCGAGAAGCATCAGATGGGAATTACGGAGTTTAAAAACAAGTATCAAGTTATCGGCATCAAGCTGAATCAAGACGAGATTAAAAAGTTACGAATAGGAGGATGAAGATGAAGAAAGCTGATATCTATAATTTTAGACAGTTATTCTTTTTAGATAAATATCTAATGGGGCACAGAGGTTATATAGCAGGAGGATGCTTTAAGAATATTTTTAACGGAGAAAAAGTAAATGATATCGATATGTTTTTTAGGCAAGAATCTGATTTTCTTCAGAGTAAATCTTACTTCGAAGAATTAATAAAAAAAGAACCAAATAGTTGGAGGAAATCGTATGAGAACAAGAAAGTTTGGTCTGTTTATTCAGAAAAAGATCAAATCAGAATAGAACTAATCAAAAGCGTTTTTGGAAATCCCGAAGAAGTAATATCTGATTTTGATTTTACTATTACGAAATTCGCATATTATTCGGAATACAAAAAAATCGAAGAGGATAATTACTTAGCGCAATTTGAAGTAGTTTATCATGACGATTACTTTGAACACCTACAAACAAAGAGATTGGTAATAGATGCTGACATCCCATTCCCTATATCAACTTTTAATCGTAGTTATAAATATCAAAAATACGGTTATGGGCTTTGCCGCGAAAGCAAAGTGAAACTAATACAATCTATATTTGATTTACCAGCAATAGACGCAAGTGAACTAGGTTTATCTTTATACGACGGCAAAGATTAGGAGGGATAAAGTGTCTGATAAGCAAAAAAAACGATATTACTGGCTCAAACTCAAAGAGAATTTTTTTGAAGAAGACACCATCGAGTGGCTGGAAGAACAACCGAACGGCAAAGAGTACTGCCTGTTTTATTTAAAACTTTGCCTTAAATCATTGAAGACTGAGGGAATGCTCGTCAGAAACGTTGGCAATATGATGATCCCTTACGATCCAGAGTCATTGGCCAAGTTAACAAATTCTAGCGCCGACACCGTAAAAGTTGCAATGGATCTATTCCACAAAATTGGACTGATACAAATTATGGATGGCGGAGAAATTTATCTGAGTCAACTTAACGAATTAGTTGGCTCAGAAACTGAATATGCTATTCAAAAAAGACTTCAAAGAGTAAAGGAGGACAATGTCCAGAAATTGTCTGGAAAATGTCGCCTAGAGAAAGAGTTAGAGAAAGAGTTAGAGAAAGAGTTAGAGAAAGAACTAGATATAGATAAAGAGAAAATACCATATAGCGACATCATCAAATACTTGAACGAAGCAACAAGTAAGTCATTCAAGGTTACTCAGAAATGGAAAGACCTGATCAAAGCAAGATGGAACGAAGGTCAGCGATTAGATGATTTCAAAAAAGTAATTGATGTGAAAACAAAACAATGGTTGAACAACCAAGAAATGAATAAGTACCTAAGACCAGCAACACTCTTTGGAAACAAGTTTGATGATTACTTGAACGAGTATCGACCACAAGTTAATTCTTCAATCTCCGATGAAATTGCTGAATCTCAAAGGAGGTTGTCTGAAGCCTATGAACAATGAGTTGAAACTTGTGGCTGAAATGCTAAGCAATCCATCAATCATTACCAACATTGACATCGATTCAGAATGGTTTGAAAGTCCTGAGTGCAAATTGATTGTAGAGTCAATGACGAGACTGCGAGGAATGAAATACACCACCGAACAGGTCCATCGAGAAATGCGAACCATTGATTACTTCAAAGCAGGGACAGTAGATGAATTAGACATCTTGAAGAATTCTGCGAATCAGCTTGGAATCGAAAGAGAACTAGCAAGGATCATACACAATGATTATCTTGATCGCAAGTTGCACTCAGCGTCCATAAAATACGCTGAGACGCTTTCTAAGACAGATGGGGATAAGTTATCCAGATTGCTAGAAGAAAAGCGTGACGTGAACCATATTAAGTCTGACGGCAAACTGGATAAAGCTTTTGCAGAGTTTACAGATAGCTTGGATAAGCCAAGTGAAGTTATGACAACTTACAAACCTTTGGATGCATTTCTTGGAGGAGGCATCACAGGAGGAAAGCTAATTGTCTTGGCTGGGCGACCAGGTACAGGCAAAACAGCTTTCGCATTGAACATTATGCATAGACTATTTTCAGACAACGACAATGTACAGTGCGATTTCTTCACTTTTGAAATGGGGCAAAACGAGCTAATGACACGACTGGTTTCAAAAGAGACACATATCAACTCACTTCTATTCGTGGGTAAGGATAAGCTGTCGCAGGAAAATAAAATCAAGGCACGCAAAGCTTATGAGGAAATGAAAAATACATTCGATCTACGTGTCTATACATCCGAGTACTCAAACTTGAACGATATCAAATACGCAATTAAGCAGCGTTTGAGCGATAAGAAGTATGTCGTATTTGTAGACTATGCAGGGCTGATCACAGTTAACGATACTCGCAAAAATGAGCGTCAAGTGATGAATGAAGTCACACGAGAGTTGAAGAAGCTCACAACAGACTACGGAATCACCATTGTTCTGCTAGCTCAGTTAAGTAGGGCAGTTGAGCAGAGACAGGACAAGCGACCAATGCTCAGTGATTTAAAAGAATCTGGATCATTAGAACAAGATGCGAATGTCACCCTCTTGCTTTCAGCTGACGATAAAGACAGTCGCAAGATTCGATGTGATGTAGCCAAAAACAGAGAAGGTATGACAGGAGTTGCACCATTTATCTTCGACAAGAAGTTTATGGATTTCTCAGTAGACTTTGACGAATGGAGAGGTTAGATGGACGGACAAACATATCTGGCTATCTTCCAAGAAAACGGCCTTGTGCGATCGGACTTAGTCAAAATATTGGAACATCAAGTAAAAGTGTTTCAAGAAAATAATATGCCAGCGAATGCAGAAGAAGCTAAGTGGTTGGCGATCGAAATAGCTGAGGATGAAAAAGCACAAGGCTATCCATTCTTAGACGGAAATGAAACAAGAGAGCAAATTGCCGAACGATATTTGAAAGGGATGAAACTATTCTGATTATTACGATACCAGGCGAATTAACAGACCTGAACAAATTCATCAATAGCCAGCGGACTAACCGATATGCAGGCGCCAAGTTGAAAAAGGAGAATACGGAAAAATGTTGCTATGCATTCTTGATGGCGAAAGCGGCAGGGCTGAGAGTGACGACGCCAATCAACTTGAAAATCACTTGGTACTGCAAAAACAAGCGCAAGGATAAAGACAACATTGCGTTCGGGATCAAGTTTATCTTGGACGGAATGATTGAAGCGAGGGTAATACCTAATGACGGTTGGGGCGAGATAGCCAATTTTGAACATCGTTTTGAAGTGGATAAGGATTGCCCGAGGATTGAAATTGAATTGGAGGAAGCAGAATGAATGGGAATGGAGTTCTCAAATGGTTAGGAGAGGAATCGGATAGACTGACTGAGGAATGCCATAGTAACAACGATCCATATAAAACTGTGAACAATAGTTTTCTTGAAGGATTTAATTATGCAGCAGCTAATGTACAGGCGCTTGAACAACCACAACTCAATCCGAATCAGCAGATGGTATTGGAGTGGTTGAAAGAAGAGCAGACTAAGAATCCAGAGTTAACAATTTTTGGCACACTTTCGGTTTTGTTTGATGAATCAGAAAATCGGTTTATGAATCTTGATGTAATCGATGCACTAAACAACCTATCTAATCCGCAGCAAGAAGGTGTTTTCCAAGCATTCAGCAAATGGACTTTGGGACAGGAGGAAGAAAAATGATAAACAATGTCACTCTAGTCGGAAGACTAACGAAAGATCCAGATTTGAGATACACGACCAGTGGTACAGGGGTTGCAACCTTCACATTAGCCGTGAATCGCAACTTCACGAATCATAGCGGAGAGCGAGAAGCGGACTTCATCAATTGTGTTATTTGGAGAAAGCCAGCTGAAACATTAGCGAACTATGCGAAAAAAGGCGTATTGATCGGAGTAACAGGGCGGATTCAAACACGTTCCTATGATAACCAACAAGGACAAAAAGTCTATGTCACCGAAGTGATTGCAGACAATTTCCAGTTGTTAGAAAGCAAGAAAGCCGATTCTAGCCAAAATACACAAGGTAGCGGCGTTTCAAATAGTCAAACGAATAATTACACTCGCAACCAACAAAACACAAACAGCGCAACGTCAGACCCATTTGGAAACTCGTCAATTGATATCAGCGATGACGATTTACCATTTTGAGAGGTGAGCAGATGACACCAACTCAAATCCAAATCAGAAACATGTCGGATAAGGACCTAGTATGGAGAAAGAAAGTGATCGACAGCCATGTCGAGAGATTGCTCAAGCAACAAGAATGACTAGCCGAGGAAATGGAACGGAGGAGTAAAGCATGAAACTAGCAGACACAGTAACAGGCGTGCAAGACGGTAAGTATAGCCCACCGCCACGTGTAGTCAGAAAGCAACGGAGAGTAAAAGCAGGCATCGAGTATTGGTGCGTGACAGAACGGTATAGAAAGCCATTTAAAGCGGTGTGCGTAAAGGTGCTGACCAACTCGGCAATCGTCAGATTTGGCAGTGATCAGACTGTAGTCAGGTTTAGGGATATGAAGAGGGTGGATGAATCATGAACATTGTTGATGTTTTCTGGAAAAACGTTGCTTGGCATTTGGGGAATAAGAATGTTCTGCTAACCAAGTCGCAGATGATTGCATACAGAAAGAAAGCAGGCGTGACTTTGACCACAGTTCAAGAAATTGCTGAAAAGCTTGATATTGATGATTATGCCATTTTATTTGAGCAAGTGGACTAAGACGAATGAATGATGAATTTCTCCTGAAATATCAAACTGTAATTTTAAAAGAACAAACTAGAAATCTGAAAATGTATATGAAAAGAAAACAAAAGTGCGATAAAACGATTCAGGAATTGGCGTTGACTCCGCAGCATACAACTCAAAGGTATTGGCAGTCAGTGAGTCAAGCTGAATTGTGCATAGAAGAATCAGAAAAAATAAAAAATGAAATGAACTGGCTAAATCTCAAAACAGGATGGAAGAAGAATCTTCACCAGGAACGATTCAGTTTCATAACAGATGAAGTGCTGAAATTTTTGGAATAAGGAGTTTGTAATCGGAAGAAATACACAACTAGGAGGAAAATAAAATGGAAAAAGAAATTTTAGCTTTTATTGAGAAGGAAAAGGTTTTTAATACCGATTCCAAAATGGAAATGGTACCTGTAGAAGCAATCGAGGAGAAGGTAAAGGACTTGTACATTTCTGAGAAGTCTGCACAAGATGATTTGATTGAATGGATTCAAGAGAACGGTAGCGAGCTTTCAGAAGCAATCCAAGCAGTCTTAGATACTTGGAAAGTGATACACAATATACCTAAAGTTATTGATCCGAACACTTCGTTGGCTATTGATGGTGTAGATGTAGACAGCTTGACCAATGATATTTTAAAAGCAGTTAAAAAAGGTATCTTTAACGTGATTAATACAAGACAGATTTAGTCCACTATCCACCAAAATAACCAACTGAAGGAGACGATATTATGTCTGGTAATGACACACATGAAGTTACACAAGAATGGTTAAATCAACATGAGTTTCTACTGGCTTTCTACTTCATCCTATGGAATCAAAATTGGGTTTCCACTGACAAAGTTTGGGAATGGACAAAGCAAGCAGAGCAAGATACAGGCTATAACGTAGATGGTGAATCAGTTGGTAATCCGACGAAATAGAGAAAGGTACAGGAAAAATTCCCATACCTTAACCTTTTAAATGAATCTCATAACGATTTGAATTATTAGCAGCAAAATTTCTGCGTCTAATTCAAATGTAAAATCCTTGTAACTGATTTTCATCGTCATCATACTCCTTTCACTTTCATACGGAGTAACCGTGTGACGACTATTGAACGAGTCTAAAATTTCATTGCTTTAAATAATTCTTAATAAATTAATGAATACAATTAATTCCGCAATCGTCAGCTATAACGGAATAATCACAACAAAAAACCAGCACCATTGGAGCAGAGGTACTGGAAAGGCTACGTTTAAAATTGATTGGGCCTCAATACTTTGGATTAGGAGTGTGCCTTTTTTTAAATAGTACTTTAATTAATCATTTTCAGCAAATAAAAAACCAACAACTATAAAGTTGCTGGCGATACCTAAAAATTTAAAAGAGTTAGTTAAAAGAATATAAAAGCATTACAAATATTTTAAAGCAAAAGTTGGAGGTAATTCAAGACCCACTATGAGTCTTCTTTGCGAACAATATGAATTCCGTTATCAGCAAGTTGTTCGCTAATACTATGGAATAATCTAAAATTGAATTCCATTTCAAGACAACGAAAGAACTCATCTTGATATTCACTAGTAATATCGGACGCAGTTTTTAATAAGTCGTTTGGATCGTCTGTCAGTTCAAGCTCGACCGGTAGACACTCCAAATCATTTAAAACGTATTCCGCAGCAGATTTCATAGCAGCACGTGCATCAACAGTAATTTTCATACGATCGCCTCCTGTGGCGATTATATCATGAACGGAGGGATAATTTTGATAAAACAAGAATTGATTGAAAAAATAAAGCAAAACCAAATTATAGGTCGAATTGAGTCTGAGTACACTGGAGGCATCAATGAAGGGCTAAGAATTGCCATAAGTTGTGTGGAAAAAGCATTTGAACAGTCAAAAGAAATTGTTCCACAGTTTGTAGCGGATTGGTTCGAAGAGCGCTTATTCGAGGAGTTAGATTGGGACCTTAGCGGTGCTTTAACAGAAGCTTTCAAAGTGGGCAGAGAAGAGAGAGATGATTTTCAAGATTGGCTTGTCGACACCACTAATTATCCAATTGAAACATTGGTAAGAATGAAGCTATTTGGGTATGAAATCGAAAAAGATACAGTCTATTATGTAGCGTCGCAAACAGAGAATACTTTTTTGGAAGATATATCTATAAGTGGAGCCGCAAAACGGAATAACTGGCTTGCCAGTTTTACAGAAAACCGAATAGAGGCAACTACCTTCAATGACATCGAAATAGCAGAAGCCTTTGCAAAAATTGTTAACGGAACAGTGATGAAATCCACTAACAATTGCGATAGAGGAGTAGATAATTAATTATTGTAAAGGGTTTGAAATCAAAAAAATCTGAATATAGAACTCAATAGAATACCAGCAAGAATACCTAATATAAAAATAATTACATTTCTGAATGTTTTATTTTTCATATGATCGCCTCCTATGGCGATTATATCATGAATGGAGGGATAAGATGGAACCAAAATTTAGATGTTGGGATAAAGATAGTAAAGTCATGAGATCTTGGAAGGATTTAATTCTAACAAAAGATGATGGAGACGATTTTTGGCTAATTGGCTATAAAGAAAACGCCTGCATTACATCCTTTGATCACGACCAAATCCTCATGCAATCCACTGGCTTGAAAGGTTATATGTCGGATTCCTACGAAGATCATGAAGAAAAGGAAGTTTATAGAGGTGACGTCATTGATATCTTTTGGGAAGAGTGGCCCATGGGCTATTACCAAGAAAATCATATGATCGGTGTGGTTGATAAAGACGAAACAGGAACAGCATGGATAATCAAAGATGCCAAGTACGCCTTTGACACTCCCAAACCTATACCTAGTGAAGTTGATGGTATTTCTGTTTCCATGAGTTTACCTGATGCGGAAGATTTAGAAGAAATATTCTTGCACAATTTTAACTTAACATCAAGCGATATAACTATTTTAGGCAACATCTGCGAGAACCCAGAACTGTTGGAGCAAGCTAATGAAAACTAGCCACTCAATCATCATAATACTGTTAACGATCGCTGGATTGAGTTGGCTATCCTATACAATAGTGGACCAGCAGAAACAAATTGAGCAGCTAGAACAGCAACTGCAGCATGAGCAGATGAAGTACAAGATTATTATCAATGATCCGTTAGCCAGGGATGCGATGGAAGCAGGTGGATGAAGATGACTTTTGCAGTACTAGGTACAACGGCTTTTGTCGTGATTATGTTTCTATGTGTTGTGATAGGAAAGGCTACAGACGAAAAGGAGCAAGATTATGGAGGAAGCTATTTTATGGAACAAGATGGATTTGATCATCGAAGTGATCGTCACAGAGCAGTTAAAAGAGATCGAAAGTAAAGCAAAATAAAAAGCATTAAGCAATCGCCCAATGCCCCCAAAATAATGATTTTGTCCCCGCCAAGGTAACTTCATTATACCAAATAAAGGGGCGATTGAGCAATGATGCTATTACTAAGAGAAGTTGATTTCTCGCAAACGAGAAAGAATGCACGATGTGTTTTGAAGAACTACCGTCGGTTGGAGCGGATTGCAGGTCGTTCAAAGATCGATGTCCGCTCACCGATTATTACTGATATGCCTAGAACACCTAGTAATGGAAATAAGTCTGAGGATGCTTTTATTCAAAGATTGGATGCAGAAACAGAAAGAGATGCAATAATCGTGGCGCTTATGGCTTTGAAGCTAACAAGCAGACAGATACTTCATTATAGCTTCTGCTTACAAGATCAGTATTCTAATCTACGGATCGCAGAGGAGATGGGCTATTCAGTTCGGCAAATTGAGCGAATGAAATCAGATGCATTGGTTGAATTTGCTGAAAGTTATCGTCGTGGCAAGCTTGTTGCTTATCGCTGAAAAATGGCGGTTTTTTGGCGGTATGATGGCGGTTTAGTGCCAATAATCTATAGTAAGATAGTATTATCAATTATTGTAAATAACAGGGCGCACTCCTTTAAGATACGTAGGCAGACCTCCTTTCTGAAAATTGTTCCCAGCGCCCTGTATTTAATTAAGACGGCGACAAAAAATCTATTATGAATGGAGTTGAACACACTCCTTATCTTCATTCGCTAGCCGTCTTTTTCAGGAATTGGCTCAGTTTGGTAGAGCATCGGATTTTTAATCTGAAAGTCGTAGGTTCAAGTCCTACATTCCTGATTGGGAGTTGTCAATTAGATTACTCACATGATCTTTGGTGCTTCCTACTAAACAGTCCTTCGGGGCTGTTTTTATTTTATGAATAAGTAGAAAAACTCTATTTTATAATGTATGATAACGGTATCTTATTAAAGGAGTGATTTAAATGGACACATTGGAAGTAAAGGTTATCCTAAATAATGGTCAAGAAATTATAAAATCGGTTGAATCTTTAGGATATAAGAATGATGAGGCTGCATATTTTGCTTACGAGCAGGTAATTAAGATTGATAGAGGATTTTATTTAATGCAAGATGACGCCGGAAGTTTACATCACATACCCGAGAATGCTATTTCAGACATTGTAGTTTCAATCTATCCAGAATTAAACGCAAATGATATAGTCTTTTAGAATTTCGACCTCACTTGAGGTCTTTTTTTATACATAGAATTACAAAGGAAACACAGATTGCGAGGTGAGAGTAGTGAAATTAACTGAAAAACAACGTAGGTTTGCGGATGAGTACATTATCAGCGGTAATGCTACTCAAGCCGCTATTTCTGCTGGGTATAGTAAACGAACTGCTAAGTCTGTAGGTAGTGAGAACCTGACAAAACCTGACATTAGACAATATATAGACGAAAGACTTGAACAGCTGCAGTCAGAAAAAATCGCTAATCAAGAAGAGGTCCTGGAATATTTGAGTAAGGTTATGCGAGGAGAAGAAACAGATCAAACGGTAGTCTTTCAAGGATCTGAATATGGCTCAACGATAGAAGATGTGCAAGTAGCTAATAAAGATCGTATAAGAGCAGCTGAACTTCTTGGTAAAAGGTATAGCCTATGGACTGACAAAGTGGAGCTAGATGGCAATATGGATCTGAAAGTGGTGGTTGATTATGGCGATGGCGAAAACGAAGCGCCAAATGATAGTTAAGGTACAATTTAACCGAAATTTCCAAACATACAATACCACTAGGAAAAGATATCGATTAGCTAAAGGATCAGCGGGTTCTGGTAAATCCGTAAATACTGCGCAAGACTTTATCATAAAACTTGGAGATCCAAAATATAAAGGAGCAAATCTTCTTTGTGTTCGTAAAGTCGCCGAGTCAAATAAAGATAGTACGTATGCTGAATTGAAATCTGCTATTTATAAAATCTACGGATCTGATTACCACAAATATTGGTCGATTAAATCATCGCCTATGATGCTCGAATCAAAAATTACTGGCAATCAAGTGATATTTCGTGGAATGAAAGATGACGGACAGCGAGAAAAAGTGAAATCTATTACTTTTGACCGTGGTAAACTCACTTGGATATGGATTGAGGAAGCGACAGAACTTTATGAAGCCGATGTAGATATTCTCGATGACCGTTTACGTGGTAATTTGGATTTTAACCCATATCTTTATTATCAAATGACATTTACTTTTAACCCGGTATCAGCTACTCACTGGATTAAGGCAAAGTACTTTGATGTAACGCATCCAGACATTTTTACTCATCAATCAACATATCTACAGAATCGATTCATTGATGAAGCCTATCACCGGCGGATGATGATGCGAAAAGAGCGTGATCCTGATGGTTATCAAATCTATGGTCTTGGTGAATGGGGTGAGTCAGGTGGACTTATCCTTACTAATTACATTGTAGAAAACTTTAACACAGACCCAGAACGTTTTGACTACATGGTTAACGCTCAAGACTTCGGATTCAATCATGCCAATGCTATTGGTGAAATTGGATTTAAAGATGGCGAGCTTTTTTTGTGCCGTGAAATCTATGAGTTCGAAAAAGATACGAGTGAACTTATTGCGATCGCTAATGAAAAAAGAATCAATAAAAAACTGGTTATGTGGTGTGATTCTGCCGAGCCGGATCGAATTAAAATGTGGCGAAAAGCTGGCTATCATGCTGAACCAGTTGTAAAAGAACCCGGAAGTGTGTCAGCGCAGATCGATTATTTGAACCAGATGCGCATCCATATCCATCCAAGTTGTACAAATACAATCAAAGAAATACAACAATGGAAGTGGAGAAAGGACGAGAAATCCAATACTTTTACAGATGTTCCGGTGAATTTCTTTGATGATGCAATGGCTATGTTGCGATACTCTATTGAACTGGAAAGGCGTAAAGGTCAGCAAGCCAAGAAAAGACGTACAAATAGAAAGACAGCATTTTAGGAGGTGGTTTCTTGACATCGAAAATTATTAGTGGCGGATCGTCAGGATCTGTTCCTAAAGAATATATCAAAAAGAACGTGAGCATTGAGAAGAAAAGAACTCTAAAGTTTAAGTCTGCAGGTAGTTTTGATCAAAGAAGAGATTTGACCCAATTATCTCCACCATATGATATTGCTACTTTACGATCAATCACCGATATATCTGACATTCTGAATCAATCAATTGAAGCATACGTAACGAACGTGGCTGGATTTGGTTTTGGTATACGTTACAAGGTTGACGACACCGAAGAAACAGCAGAGATGAAGGCAGAATGGAATCAATTGGATACCCTTCTCAAAGAATTATCCTTTGAACGTCCGCCGAAAGAAGTGATTGAGGAGGTCATTCGACATGTTGAAGAATGCGGGAATGGCTATATTGAAGTTATTCGTAATCTTAAAGGTGATGTTGTAGGAATTGATTCTGTAAAGCCTGAGTACATGACTGTTACCAAACTAAATAGAGTTATAAATGCGGACGGATCAGAGATTAAGGTCCGCTATTTTGTTTTTCGTGATTCTATGGATGATTCTGTTAAAGAATCTGGAACGTGGTATAAAACCTATGGTGACCCTACTCCGTTGAATTCAAATGGAAGCGTGGGTTCTGAGGGGCAAGGAACAGCTACTGAAATCATTCACCTCAAAAATGGTGATTTTCAAGATCCTTATGGCAAGCCTCGCTGGGTAGGTCCATTGATTAAAATACTTGGAAATCGTAAAGCCGACGAATTGAACTATCGATATTTTACTCAGGGAAGACATATTCCTCTTGCCATCACGCTAGAAAATGCGCAGCTGACTGAACAATCCGAAGCCACGTTACAGGCATATGCTAATGCAATTGGCGGGGAAGAAAATCAGCATAAGTTTTTATTGCTAGAAGCTGAAAAAGTAAGTCCTGCAGAAGAAGGGCTAGGATATGGGGAAGATAAATTCAAGCCAGCAATTAACATTGAGAAGTTAGCAGACATCTTACAAAAAGACGCTCTATTTCTTGAGTACGATGAGAACGTTATTGAATCAGTTCTTGGAGCATTCCGTTTGCCCCCAATTTATGTAGCAAGATCAAACGACTATACAAGAGCTACTGCTGAGACTGCTAAAGAACTGACGGAAGAGCAAGTGTTCCAACCTATGCGAGAATCTTACGATTGGCGTATTAATTCGCTTTTTAGGGAATATGAATTCAAGTATGTAGAAGTGTTTCTGAAATCATCCAATCTTGTAAATATGGAGGATGTGAAAGCGATTCTCACACCAGCTATCCAAGCAAATGCAGTCGCTCCAAATGATTTGAGGGATATTCTTTCAAAAGCCCTCAATAAGCCGCTAGAAGCTTTTGATGGAGAAGAGTACAATTATCCGTTGAATAAACAATCATCGTCATCAGCGTTTAATCTTGGTGAATTGGACGTGGCTAAGGCATATGGTGAAGGAGAAGTAAGTGAAATTGCAGCAAGTATTCGGCGTATGATCCGGAGTGTGAAGTCTGATGAATGATGAAGAGTTAATTAAAGCCGCTTTACAGTTAAAAAAAGAAGAAGATGATGAACTGGCTAAGCTTCTAGAAAAAGCAGGTTTTTTATTTGTCCCAATATTGCTTACGTTCATCTTAAATTCAGAGGATAAGATGGATGAGACCTTGCAAATTGATTACGAGGAAGTATGGGAAAAGGTAAAAAAATTCGTAGAGAATCGGAAAAAGAAACCTACCAAGTTATCTATAAAAATTATGCTCCGTGGACGATCATTCAAATCAAACATGGAAGAAAGTGTTATCCCAGAACTGAGAAAAGCTTTTTTTGGATTGTTTGATGAATTTAATGCCAAGTATGACGGATCAGAGGATTTTGATTATCAGACTAAACACTACCGAGACATCGAAAAATGGCTTAGGAAGCTACCAAAACTAATGAACGTTACTACAGAGAACGCTCTTGTAGGAGTGATTCAAGAATCTTTTGATGAAGGTAAAGGCATCCGATGGTTAGAAAGTAAGCTGTCTTCACTCCCTGAATTCTCTCGCAATCGTGCCAGAACAACTGCGATCACTGAGGGATTAAGGATGTACTCTGGCAGCCAGTATGAAGCGTTCATGCAAAACGATGCTGTTATAGGTATGACTTGGCACCACACTCATGGAATAAAAGAACCGAGAAAAGGTCACGAGGCAATGGACGGTCAAACAATCGCTAAAGGCGAGTACTTCATCGTCAATGGCGAAAGTTGCCGTTATCCTCGTGACCCTATGTTATCTGCTAAAGAGTCGATTCATTGTCATTGCTTTGTTGTTCCTACTATTCAATCATTTTGAGAAACTACCATAAGACTCACAAGCTCAGCTTCATTTGTTTTAATTCCAAGGTCAAGAAATGGCAGATTCACATTTGATTCCAAAAATTTAACGTTTCTAAAAACAGCCGGGCTTTCAAGTGTATCCGGCAGATTTAGTCCATTCACAAATTCTTTGATTGATTGTAACAATAACTGCTGATCATACTTTAACAGTTCCTTACTCACAGGATAAAAATTATATTTATCCTTCATTTGTCTTAAGACAATACTGTATAAAGAATTTTCATTACGAAGGTTAGGGGAAGAGCGTCTATATTCAACCATGTTTTCTTCCCAAAAAATAGTCATTGGATCAAAGTTTTCATCGCTCAAGAATGTTGTGGCAGTAAAAAGTTTATTATCATAACTAAAGACTAGTTCTCTTTTGTCTACTTCTATCCTTCTTTGTTCAAATAATAATTGATCAAAGATCCTTAGGGCATATTCTATAGCTTGTAATTTAATAAAGTCCATGTTTAAACCTACTCTCTGATTTTGTTCGGTTATTGTACCGACAAACTAATTATATAGTATGTGTAAATGTTTTCAAATAATATTTGAAAGGTGGTGAGAAAATGCGAAAACTAGAAAATGTTCTTGTAACACATGTTTCATATGTGGATAAGGCGGCAAATAAGAAATCATTCTTTCTTACTAAGTCTGCCGAATCATTAAAACCGATTTTTGAAACAGAAGTTAAGCTTGTTACCAAGGCTGACGATCCGCAAAAGCTGGTATATGGTGTTGTTTATGAGCCAGACGTTGAGGATATTCATGGAGATTACATGGATGCTGAAACGATTGAGAAAGCCGCTCATGGATTCATGGCTGATTATCAGCAAATTGACAAACAACACGATTTCACCACAAATGCCGGAAAGGTAGTGGAGAGTTATGTTGCTCCTGTAGATATGAATATTGGAGATACTACAATTACAAAAGGAACGTGGGTGCTTGTCACTAAAGCTACTGATGAAATGTGGGAGTCGATTCAAAAAGGTGAGTTCACAGGTTATTCATTAGCAGGAACCGCTCAAGTGGAGGATGTCAAAAAGCAAACAGCTGATAATTTTAACAACAGCAAAACTTATCGGGATATTAATGCAGCTTTAGACGCTTTTCGTTCTGCTTCATGGTCTATTTTAGATAATTACACAGCAAACGATGCTGACAAGATAGCTAGTATTCAATCTGAAATTAGCGAGTTATCCACATTGATCAGTACTATTGATACAAATAAATCAGTTACCAAACAAGGACTAATCGAAACGGTTAAGTCCTTTTTTAGTGCAAATAAATCCGAGGAGGATGAGGAAATGACAGAAGAACAGTTAAAAAAAGCGCTCGGCGAAGTGCTAAAACCAGTAAATGATCGTTTAACAGCATTAGAAAAAGGCGATAAATCAGGCGAAAAAACAGAAACAGCGAATTCAGAAGCTAGTGTTGAATTAGATGCTGATGCTATTGCTAAGGCTGTTTCAGAAGCCGTGGCACCTTTGAATGCGAAGATCGAGAATCTCGAAAAATCTCGAATCAGCAACAATGCTGAACAAAATTACACAGAAACAGTTGAGAAATCGGTTGTACCATCTTATGTGGACGCTGCTTTCCCAATTTCTGAATAAAGGGGGAAATACAAATGACAAACGTTTTATCGAACGAAACATTGATCAAACAAATGAACGCAATCTTGAAAGCTGGTAACAATGTTACCTTACGTGAAGACAATGCTCGAGCGTTCTTCTTAGATGCAGTTGCAACTGCAGGAACTATCGGGAAATTATTTGTCCATTTTGCCAAATCAGGGACAGGATCTTTGGATAAATTAGGGGTTAAAAAACGTACGTTGAAAAAACATCTAGGTATTAACACTGAAGATACTGGTACGGATATCAAAGAAGAAGACACAGTACCATTCTCTCTTGTTCCGGTTTACTTGGATACATGGATCGAGAACAGCAATACATTTTATACTGCTCGTACTCGTGGGCAAGATGTCCGTCAAGCGTTGCTTTCACTAATGCAAGCCCAGTACGCAGCAGATTTACAAGATCTAGCGTTTAACGGAGATGAATCTTCATCTGATACTTTCGTTAAATTAAATGATGGGTACATCAAAATGGCTAAAGCATCTGCTGAAGTAAAAGTAGAAGGTGCTAAATTGCCAACTATTCAAGAGCTAACAGCTGCAACTGCTAGAATTGAACCAAAATATTTGCGTCAAGGAACATTTAAGTTCTTTATGTCTCAAGCGACAGCTACGAATTACGTTGTTGAATTACAAAATCGAAATACTGCTTTGGGGGATGCAGTACTCGTGGATGGTGCCCTACGCAATATCGGTGGATTTGGCGTCGAAGTTGTTGAGTCTATGGAAAACAATGTAATTCTGTTTACTCCATATGAAAACCTAGCTGTAGTTTCCGGTTTAACTGTTACATTGACAACTGCTGCTCAAGACAGTCGTGCCGTTGCAAAACAGGCAACATACCACTTCATGCTTGATGATATTGACTTTATCATTCGTGAACCTAAAGCACTAGCTTACTTCGGTATTGACGCTACTCCAGAAGGATAAGAAAGGGAACGGTGAAAAAACATGGCAAAATATAACGTATTAAAAAAATTCCGTGATAAAGAAACTAAAGAAGTTTATGAAGCAGGGACGGTCATTGACATGACCGTCAAACGTGCTGAAGAAGTTGCTGTAAATCTAGATGATTCTTTCTTAGAACGTGTTGAAGAAAAGAAAGATGACAAGAAAGCCGGCAAAGACGATCAGAAGGAAGACAAAAAAGAAAAGTAGGTGAAGATCATGTCTGAACCTTATGTTGATGAAGTCTTTTATAAGGATGATTACGAGGGAACGCCTGTTGAAGCTGGGAACTTCTCTCGTCTATCCAAAAGGGCTTCGGACATTATTGACTCTTTGACAGATTATCAAGTGCCTAAAATCGGTTTGGATAAATTTTCCGAACATGTACAGCTGCTGATTAAAAAAGCTTGTTGTGCTCAAATAGAATACTATCAAGTTGAAGGTATGGAACTTGATGTTACAGGAAATACTTTGAGCGGTCAGAGCGCTTCTATTGGTGGGTTTAGCTATTCCGGCGCAACAACGTCAACGAGTAAGCAAGCCAATCGGGTGGCTCCGAGTTGTCTTTCATATTTAGAGGGAACCGGTCTTTTGAGAAAAAGGAGTGTGAGGATCGGTGTCATTTAAGCCAATACCTAAACACTTGTTGATCCATGAGGTTATCTATCAAGCTCCAAAGCCTGATGATGATGGCTCAATGGGAAGTGGTGAACTGCCTAAACCACAAAAGATTGAACATGTAAGGTTTACTCCTAAGCGAAAAAGAATTGTAAAAACGGATAATACAGAGGTTTTGACTAACGGCATTTTGTATGTCGATGCTGTTAATTCAAAACCTTTTGTAAATCCTAGCGAGGACGGAACAATTACCTTTCAAAACCGCAAACTAAAGATCGTTGAATGCTATGAGGTTTTCACGGACCAGTTAAATCCACATCATATTGAGGTGATGTTGCAATGAGCGGGATATTTGAAGGTAATTTCGATCGTATTGAGAGAGCTATCGAATACGCTCTGAATCCGACATCAATCGCATTTGCTAAAGCGGCTAATCAGTATGTTAAGAAAGACACTGGTGCAACCGAAGCTAGTGTTTGGGTTGATAGTGATTTCCCAAAAGGAAAACTGGTATGGGGTACAGAGTATGCTGGGTACGCATATTATAGGGGAACTCCATCTAAAAACCACAATCCTCAAGCATCCATACGATGGGCTGAGGTTGCGAAAGCTCAAGATATGGATGAAGTACTGGATGTGGCAGAAAAAGCAATTAAGGAGGCTCTGTGATGGATTTATTTGCACGAATTGCTGATCACTTACGCTTATTAGGACTTGAAACACCAAGAGTAACAAGCACTGGGAAGCAAATCATTCAAGAAGACAAACCTCCTCAGGACAATGAGCGAGATCTATCTATACAAGGGATTGCAACAGGACAAGGGAAGCAGGACTTGGCTAGAAACAGGCAAATTCCGTTCATGGTTCAAGTCATTATCAAAAATACAAACCAATCACAAGCTTTTAATGATGCTTGGAAGATTGCAGATAGCTTTGATAAATTGCCAAGAAAAGAAAATGGTGAATGGGTCACACTTCGCTCGAGTGATGGCTCATTTTTGTTTGATTCGAGCGAAGTTTACACACAACCTAGAAATTTAGGAATTCAAGAACATGATGCATATCTTTATGTACTAACTGTTCGATTAAATATAAGTAAATAGGAGGAAATTTCATGAGAATGAATTTACAGTATTTTGCAGCTGGTGAAGGCTATTCACCTAACTGGATGAACAAATATGAAATCGGTGTAGCTGCAACGGTTGGTGAAAACGGAAAACTTGTGCCACCCACGACCGTTCACGAACTAGCAGATGGTATTCAGGAAGCAACACCTTCCCAAGATGAATCATCTGAAACATATGAATATTACGGTGATAAGGGTGGATCAAACACCGATATCACACGTGTTACTGGTGTTTATGCTTTTACAGGTCATCGAAAATATGCCACTGATGCAGCGCAAGAATTTGTACGCGATCGTTTAAACAAAGCTGGACAAGATCGAATTGTATTTTTCCGTCATACTGAGCCAGATGGTCGTGTAATACAAGGTAATGCTACCTTGTCAGGTATCGTTCATACCGGCGGGGGACCAAACAACCGTGGTAACTTTGAAATGCAAGTATCTTTCAATGGTGTTCCAGAAGATACCAAACTCCCAGAAGGCTAGTCATTGTACTAGCCTTTTTCTTTTACATAAAAAATTAGGAGGAATTACAAATGTCAAAAAACAATTTAATCGAAGTAGGTTTTAAAAAACAGGTTCAACCAGTAAGAATTGCAGGTTTAGATTTCGGAATCAAAACAGGTAAGAAATATCGTGATCAGTATTTGTCAGAATTACCCAAAATGCTTGAAGTTATTCAAGAGCAAGAAAAGGTTATTAAAACAGCTTCTGAATCAGGTGATTACGAAGCAATCGTTGAAGCTAATAAGAAGGTTGAGTCCGTTGTCAAAGACGTTATTGATCTAGTGTTAGGTGAGGGGGCTTTCGATAAGCTGATGGATGCTGCAGATGATGAAATTGATTTAGTTGTCGGGGCATTCCTTGAAGTTGCCGATCAATACAAAAAGCTTCAAACGAAACAAAAAGCACAATCCTATATCGACGGTAAAAAGAAATAGAGGTGATGCTTTATGGCATTATCTCTTGCTTGGGGTATTGATGATTCGGTCGTAATCAATGAAAACACTTATGAATTAAATCTAGAATTTTCTCGTGTTCTCCGATGGTACGAAATGTGGAAAGATCCCGAATTATCTAAAGAAGGAAAAGTACTATATTCCATTATCCTAATTTTATCCCATGATTGGGCAGAAGCAATTCCCGAAACGATCGAAGAACTAGCAGACATTATTCCACAGGATGATTTAATTCCATTATCAAACGCTATTATCAAAAGGATTGCTGGGGATCAATTTGAAAGCACAACAGTCAAACGTGACTTAAAAGGAAATATTTTAGAGGACGAGGAAAAGAAGTGGTATGAATTCGAACAGGATTCTGGCTACATCTATTCCTCTTTTTTGATGGATTATGGGATGGATTTGATGGTGGAAAGAAGCAAGGGAACACTGCATTGGGATAAGTTCAACCATTTATTAGCTGGTCTGTCTGAGAATACCAAGTTTAAAAATGTCATCAAGATTCGCATGATGGAGTACCCAGAAAAAGCCACACCAGATGAAATTGAAGAAATAAGAAAAGCAAAATTAGCGGTGGCTTTGAAAGAATATCGAGCAAACTTGGAATTTGAAATGATGGACCTTAAGCAAAAACGAGAATACATGTTGAAAAAACAAGAAGAAAGAGGTGAGGTGAAGGATGAATGATGGTTCCGTAATCATTGATGTCGAATTTAATACCGACAAAGCACGAAAGCAGTATCAAGATTTTGGTAATGAAGCGGCTCAACAGTTAGACAACAAGATTGGGAAGTCCAAAGCCTTCAACTCACTTTCTGAACAATCTGTTGAGTTTGCCAAAAAAGCTAGCTTGAGCATTTTAGCTGTCGGTACTGCTGTTGCCGGTTTTTCAATCAAATCAGCAGCTGATATGCAAGCTATGGATGCGCAATTCTCACAAGTATTCGGCAATTTGGAAAAGAATGCTCAAAGTAGCATTGATTCAATCTCTAAAGAAACAAATATTCTGCCCAATCGTTTGAAACCCGCCTTCACTTCTATGGCAGCATTTGCAAAAACCACTGGGATGGATACAGCAGATGCATTAGATTTAACTAGCCGAGCAACTAAAGCGGCAGCCGACAGCGCTGCTTTTTATGATAAATCAATTGGCGAAGTCTCTGAGAGTTTACAGTCGTATTTAAAAGGAAACTACGAAAACGATGCAGCACTTGGGATTTCATCTACTGAAACAACACGAAATGCAGCTGCAAATAAGCTTTACGGCAAATCATTTAACGACTTATCCGAAGCCCAGAAGCAGTTAACGCTTTTGCAAATGGTTGAGGATGGTAACAAGTTATCAGGAGCATTAGGACAAGCTGCACGTGAAGGTGGCGGTCTAGAGAACGTTATCGGAAATATGAAACAAGCCATCACGGATTTAGGGGCAGCTTTTGGTGCGCCGTTGCTTGATCCATTTCTTGCAATTGTTCAAAAAATTAGTGGAGCGATGGCAAAACTAGCAGAAGTGTTTAGAGAAAATCCTGCGCTTGTATATGTTGTTGTAGGTGCAGTAACTACTTTAGCTGCAGCATTAGGAGCAGCATATCTCGCAGCAAACAATTTTGCGAAATTGAAAGCAATCATGTCAGGGGTCAAAGCCGGCTTTATGGCTCTAACAAGTCCAGTTTCTCTAGTTGTTCTAGCTATAGGTGCATTGGTAACTGCATTTATCTATTTTTACAACACGAGTGATACCTTTAGAGAAAAGGTTAATGGGGCGGTCAAGACTTTACAATCTTTTATGGCTCCTGTTGGAGATGTTATCGAAGGCATTAAGTTGCTGGCACAAGCTTTTAAAGCGATTGTTTTCAATGACTTCAGTGTAAGTCTTTCTGATTTACATGATCAGTTCGTCAAACTATTCCCTGAATCTCTATGGAACGGCATGACATCATTCGCACAAAGCACTAAAGGAATAGTACAAGGAATTTCAACTCTTGCTAAAGCTTTCAAAGCAATAGCACTTGATGATTTCTCGGTAAGTGTAACCAATTTAAAAGCAGATTTTTTGGAGGTATTTCCTGAAAGCTTGTGGAACGGAATGACCAAAATCGCTTTAGGAATCCGCTCATTGATAAACAGATTCAAAAGTGGTGAAAAATCAATAGATCCATTTGGAATTGCTCTTAAAATCCTGCATTCAGTTTTTCTCGGACTACTTGGACCTATTGGATTGTTTATCAAAGCGTTTGAACTAATTGCAAAGGCTCTAGGAGGCGGAGATGTTTCTAAAGGAATCGATAAAATAATCGATGCTTTTGATTCTCTAGCATCGGGTCTAGAAAGCAATGGACCAAAAGTGGGAGGTTCTGCTGGCAAAGCAATCGAGGGCATTCTCGCTGCTATTGCTTCTGCATTACCTGGTATTATCTCAGGAGGATTGCAAATAGTTGCTGCTATTGTATCTGGAATTGCACAAGGTCTACCTTCACTAGCAATGTCTGCCAGTCAACTAATTATGGCGTTCACCGCAGCTATGCTTATTCTAGTACCGCAAATCGCTTTATCAGCAACAGCAATCATTGTGGCTTTATTAGCAGCTTTAACAGCAGGGCTACCACAAATCATTGTTGCTGGTGGAGCATTGATTCTGGCCTTACTAGATGGCATCACTGAGCAACTACCAGCCTTGATAGAATCGGCAGCGACTTTGATAGTAACATGGTTAACTGCATTGACAGAGCACGTTCCGGAAATAGTTGTAGCTGGGATGTATCTAATAATTGCTATTCTTGATGGTATTGCCCAAAAGCTTCCTGATCTAGTAGCTGCTGTTGGCACACTGATCGTGACGTTCCTTACGGCATTATCAGGACAGTTGCCAAGTATTGTAGCTGCAGGAGCGGACCTTTTAATTAATTTTTTAAATGGTTTAGCTTCAAAGATGCCTGATATCGTTTCTGCAGCTCTTAATCTAATTGTTCAGTTCATAAATGGATTGGCTTCAAAAGCTCAAGATGTAATTAATGCAGGTGTAAATCTAATTGTTCAAATTTTAAAAGGTATTGCTAACAACATTGATCGAATCGTCAGTGCAGGTATGGATATTGTAGATGCCACCGTTAGAGGGATCCTAAGAGCACAGGATCGATTATTTAAAGCCGGTATTACATTGGTAAATGGGCTAGCTAATAATATTCGTAATAACCAATCAGCTATGAGAGAGGCAGGCGCCAATCTATTAAACGCTTTAATCGGCGCATTACCAGGTGGTGCGTTGATTAACAATGGTATTGCATTGGTTGATGGTTTATTAAGTGGATTGATGTCTGGATTTGAGAATGTAAAAAGAACTGTGTCCGGATGGGCGGATACGATAGCAAGTGTAAAAGGACCTATTCCATACGATAAAAAAGTTCTTATCGAAAATGGGTTAGCCTTGGTTAGTGGCTTAAAAGAAGGACTTATAAACGGTTTTTCTGAAGTTAAGTCAGATGTCTCTACCTGGGCTAATGAGTTGCAAAAGGGTATAGAATCCGAGTTTGATTCAAACTATTTTAACGATTTAATAGCAAATATACCTAGTAAAATACCAGCAATGGATGCATTGATTAATGGAAGACTGGCACCTGAACTTGTTTCTAATGTTGGAAGATCTGAAAATTCCTCATCAGCAGCCAGACAGATTATTTACAACGATAGGATGAAGCAAAATGAGTCTAAACCAATTTATGTAGCGCTTGACGGTAGAGTTATTTTAAACGGTCAAGATGTAGGCGAATTGATTGCGCCGACTGTAAAAATTGAAAATGAAAGAATAGAAAAAATGGAAAGCAAAGTATACAGAAATAGGAGGTAGACAATGACATTATCAGTAAAATTTAATGGATACGAATTATCAGACTATCTTGATGTTATTTCTGGATTTGATCGTGGCATTGGGTCGTCTACTTCTACAGAGCTGAAAAAAATGGGAGACACAGGGAAAAAATTAGTCTCGTTAACTAAAGACGAGAAGACGATTCCAATGCCGTTTATTTTAAAGTACGATCTGATCGAGAAGAGAAGAACGCTGGCTGGTATTTTAAATGTAGACGAAGCAAAGGAACTAATTTTCGGGGATGAGCCTAATAAAATTTATTATGCTGTTCCAACAGGTGATATAAGTGTTGCAGAAAGTAATTTTCTTGGAAGAGGTACAATAACCTGGGTAATACCTGATGGAGTCGCTCATAACAGTTCGTTGAATAGTGCAGTCGCAAAAGTTGATTCTAATGGTATTCTAACGATGGATATTGACTACAAAGGAACTGAGAAAACACCGCTAACACTTACGATCCATAATAATGCTGAAACAGGGTTCATTGGTGCAATTGGAATGCATGAGGACAAGAATACATTTTTAACTCAATTAGGGTATGTAGATGAAGCAGATGGTGAAACTAGGGAAAAAGTACAAATCGTTATCGGAAAAGATGGTGGTGTGTTTACTAAGTGGACAGATGCCACAACTTTTTATGAGAATGCAGAGAAGGCAGTGGTAGCTAAGATGCCGATAACTACTTCATATGGTGGTTGGCTGGGCGGTGTTCCAACCGATGCAAAAAAAGATAATACAAAGTCATGGTATGGCACAGCGAAGGAATTAGTTTTAACGGATGCGATGGACTATGCGTATCTGTGGGGTAGAGCATGGTTTGAAACAGGGAAAATGGGGCAAACAGGACAATGGACGCTGGCTTTCATTGATGAAAACAACGTGTTTATAGCAGGAATTGCACTTTCAAAAAGCGATAAGGTCGGGAACAATGCAGTTGTCTATTTTTTAGGTAATGATGGCAACGGATCGAAGATTTATCAATCTATTCCTTTTACTCCATCGTTTTGGTTGCCTCCTAACCCTTACGGATCACAAGCAAGAATAAATGATCGGAATATGTTTGATTTGCGTAAAGAAGGGAGTAAAATTACGTACTTCTTTAACGGGAAATATTATCCTTTCACTATTCCCTTCGCAAGTGGAAAAAAAGTGAAACGTATTCAATTCTATACTGGACAATATGCAGATCGCACAGTGCAACAGTCTGTTTCATACATGGGATTGCGTGATGTTCTTGTTGCAGATTTAAAGTCACAATACTGGCAGGACCTTCCGAATCGTTTTCCGGCAGGATCAAATGTTATTATCACAAAAGAAAATGGAATGAACATGATTTACCGAGATGGGATCAAGACGCTGGAAGACTTTGTAACTGGAAGTAACTTTCCTTATCTTTTACCTGGTCAAAATCATATTGAGTTTCCTTATTCTGACTTTACAGCAAGTCCGCCAACAGTTACAGCTACGTATGAGACGAGGTGGGTGTAAATGACTGACAGACCTCTAATCGCAGTTCTAGATAACAAAGATCAATTATTGTGTGTTACTGACGAATATTTTGACGGAAACCTTCATACTTTTTTGCAAGGGACAGCAGCTTTCTTTCGTTGTTCTGTTTTACAAAAATCTGATTTATCGCAATTCTTCATAGAAGGTCACAAATTGTCTTTTATCTATCAAAACAAGTCTTATCACTTTGATATAACAGATGTGGTCTCAAATGAAGATTACGTCAATTTGCAAGCAGACAGCCTTACGCTAGAATTGCGGAATGAAGATGCTTCTGAATATAAAGCAACAAAAGCAATGACCTTTGAGGAATATCTCAAGGTTTTTTTGTTTGCAGGTGATAATCCACTAGTCATGGGAGTCAATGAGGTATCGGACAAAAAACTTCAACTCGAATGGGAAGGAAGCGAAGATGATCTATTAGCACGCCTATTCAGTTTAGCTAATAAATTTAGCGCAGAAATCGAGTTTGAAACAAGGCTCAATCAACATTGGGGATTATCTGAAATCGTACTCAACGTTTACAAAGCACATGATGATAAAAATCAAGGTATAGGTAATAATCGTCAAGATATTATTTTGGAGTGGGGAAACAACGTTGAAACTATTGAAATTCATAAGAACATTGATAATTTAAAAACGGCGATTAAACCTGTCGGCACAGATGGTTTGACAATTGTTGGTATTGAAATCGATGAGAGAGATGAGCTAGGAAATCAGCTTTTTTATAGTTCAAAGGCTTCCGCTATTATTTATGCTGTTCAAGCAAAAGAACAGTTTACCTCCAAAGTAAATGGTGAAGGCTATATCAAAAAGAATTGGACTTATGAAACTAAAAATCAAAATACCCTTGCTGGGCAAGCATTAGCCGAATTAAAGAAAATTTCTCAGGTTGAATTGACGGTCACAATTAAATCATACGAATATCTTGAAATAGGGGATACTGTCAGAGCGTTAAACACAGCCTATAAACCTGAGCTTAATTTATCAGTAAGAGTTAGTGAACAAGATATTTATTTTGATCAACCTAGCAAAAATCAGACAACATTCACTAATGTTGAAATTTTAAAATCAGAAGTTGATACATCGTTACTTGATAGAGTACAAGCCTTAATTGATGCCAATAAAGTTTTCACTTATGAAATTATTACTAGTGATGGTGTAACTTTCAAAAATGGTCAAGGCAGCACTAATTTAACTGCTCGTGTACGTGACGGTATATCAGATGTGACAGATACTTTTAGTTTGAAATGGTACAAAGATGGAACTTTATTTTCAAATACCAAGACAGTGACGATCAATGCTGCAGATATCGAAGAAAAGGCAGTTTTTCGTTTTGAAGTAGCAGACGATTCGGGAAATGTACGTGGTGGCGCTGAGGTGACGGTTACCAATATCGATGATGGACAACCAGGAGAGCCAGGCGAAACATACTATCCACATCGTGGATATTTGATGGCAGACGGTACCTTTACCAAGGTTTATCCGAATGAGAATTTGTTTAGAAATTCGGAATCACCTAATGCTATTGCTTATGCTGGAGCGACCTCAACTAAGACTGCCAACGTATCAGTTCCAGAATGGAATGCCGCGACAGCTGTAAAATATGCAGTGAGCGGCGGTACCTCGACGATAGCGTGTTCAATGCCCGGAGGAAGTACTACAACGCCCGGAATAAAGGAAAACTATGATATTTCTGTATATATTAAAAATACAGGAAGCAAAGCTTTCAGTTTAAACGGCAACATTACAGGCGGAGTAAGGATTGAGCCGGGAGAAGCGAAGCGAGTGACTTGGTTGGTTAAAGATTACTCGCACCCCACTGGAGCAAATCGTCAGTTTTCTATTAATAGAGTAGTCGCTGGAGAAGCTATTGAATTTGTAATATGGAAAGCTAAATTCGCATTTGGTACGTATAATTCAATTTGGACCCCAAGACCAGATGAAGACTACGAAAATGCCTATCCAAAATACGAAGGCTTCTATTCAGATACGAATCAAGTTGGGTCTGATAATCCTGACGATTACAAACCATGGACACCCTTCATGGGACCACAAGGAAAAGACGGCTATACACCGGTAAAAAATGTTGATTATTTTGACGAACAACCCGGTCAAAATGGGAAGAGTGCTTATCTATGGATAAGATACTCTCAGAATGCCGATGGATCAGGAATGACTACAGATCCGGCAAATGCTAAATATACTGGTTATGCTACAACGGAAACGAACGTTGCACCTACCAGTCCAAGCGTTTATAAGTGGCAACAAACGAAAGGCGATCCTGGTATTGGTATTCCCGGAGAACCAGGACCAGACGGAAAGACGTCATATCTGCATATCAAATATTCGAATGATGGCGGATTGACTTTTACGGGAAATGGCGGAGAAGACGGTGGGGATTATATTGGGCAGTATGTTGATTTTACGGAAGCAGATAGTACAAAGCCAAGTGATTATACGTGGTCATTGACGAAAGGTTCCAAAGGGGACAAAGGTGATCCTGCACCACTCATTTCTTTATCAGGAGCAACTCAAGCAATCACAGTTGATAAAGATGGAAAGATCACTCCAGCTTCTAGTTTTTCTGTGACCGGAACTGCAGTGAATACCGCTATATCAAATTGGACGTATAGTCTAAACGGTGGTAATTTTGGTTCAGCTGTTCCTACAGGAGTTACTCGATCAGGCAACACTGTTACGATCGATCCTACAAAAGCTGTATTTGATACATTCACCATCAAGGCGGCAGATGCGACTGTGAGCGATGTATTCACCATTTCTAGAATCAAAGACGGTGGAGAAGGTACCCCTGGTGAAGATGCTTATACTGTTTTCCTTACAAACGAATCCTACACCTTTGCGGGATCAACAACTGCAGCATTAGCTGGATCAACAACAACAGAAGTGATCGTATATAAAGGTATCAATAAAATTACGCCTACTAGCATTACTGTAGGGACTAAGCCGACAGGACTATCCTCTAGTGTGAGTGGATCAATAATCACATTAACAGCTACAACTGCACTAGTATCGAAGAGCGGAACTGTACCGATCACAATCATAGCTGATGGCAAAACATTCACGAAGCAGTTTGCTTACGCTCTATCTTTACAGGGTGGAAAAGGTGACCCCGGAGATCCCGGTAAAGGCGTATCTGCAGAGGAAATCAGCTATGCTATTTCTCAAGATGGAGTAAATCCACCAACTTCTGGATGGTCAGGGACAAGACCCACACCTAAAGCGGGCTGGTATATGTGGACCCGAACTAGATTCAAATACACAGACAATACCTACAGTGCTTATTTCTATCTTGTTGCTCAACAAGGCAAAGATGCGATCATTATTTCTGCAACACAACCTACTAATCCATCAAAAGAAGACTTGTGGCAGGATCCAAATGATGCAACTGGCACTGTGTATAGATGGGATGGTACGTCATGGGTACATTGGGGAGTGTCAATTGATAATCTGATTGTAAGTAATGTTCAGATCGAAAATGGCGTGTTCAAACGTGTAGAAGGTACTGTAATTGTTGGATCAAAGTTTGTTAACAGCTTCAGTTACAATGACGGCGGCGTTACCTATACAGGAAGTACCACTATTGAAGATGGTAACGTTATTATTGAAAGAAGTGGTTCAGATGGTTCTACATGGAAAACGAGCATGGATCGTTCTTTAGGTTTCCAAGATACCTATAAATCTGGTCCTTCAGCACCTTCTAGAGTTACTCAATTAGGGCAAGGAAAATTATATATGGTGGAAGCCGGTGTGGGTGGTTACCTTCCTGCAGCAGCTTTAAATCCTGCAAGTTGGACAAATTTATCTTACGCATCAGGATTTACAACAGCAGAAAATAACCCTTGCCAGTATCGGAAAGTTCAATTAGTTGACGGATCTTGGGAGTTGCAACTAAGAGGCCAGATTAAGCCAACTTCCGGTGATTTCAGTACAACAGCCTCACCAACAGGAGGAATATTACCTGCTGGATTTAGACCAATAAGAAATGAGCTAGTGACTGCCGCAGACAGTACCAAAAAAGGTGCGAGGGTAGTTGTTTTGGCAACAGGGGAAATTCAAATCAATACACCAAATGGAGGAAACTATGTTTCCTTTGGTGGGATAAGGATTGCATTGTAGAGGAGGAGAGGATATGTTTCGATGGACCAGCATTACTCCCGTTTATTCAGCTGACGGGACAATTTTGGAATATAACATTGCTGTAGATGCACAAAATGATCAAAAAGAATCTGCGTATGGACAAATTACTGTTAAGCCAGAAGATCTTGATCTAAGTGAAATCAATCATGTTTCTAAAGCAAAACTCATAGAAATGTTAACAGAGGAGCAAGCATAGCGCTTGTTCCTTTTATTTTAGGAAAGTAGGTGGCACATGAAGAATCTAATTATACTTAAATGGGATAGCTTAGTACTAAGTGTTGTTTCAATTTTATACGGAACAATGCTTCTTTTTTATCCGCAAATTCTTCAAGGTTATCAGGTATACGACTTAATTGACGAGATATTTGATAATCAATTTATTGGCGCAGTTTTCATCATATTAGGATGCTTAAAGCTTATTGGAATTTGGGTGAACAACAAAAAAATCAAACATGGATCACTCATTTTGTTGGCAACTGTTTGGTCAGTCTTTTCAGTTTCTTTTTTACTAACACCGCCACCGAACACTGTGTGGACTTTTTCGCTTGGAATGGCTGCTCTTGCTTTTGGAATAGCCCTAAAGGAGGGCTAGCATGGATGCACAGCAAATTACGCTAATCTTGGTAGCATTGGTTACTTCAACTGGTACTTATCTTGCGACCAAATCAACGAACAAAGTCAGTTTGCAGAATGAGAACGTCAAGAATGCAAAAGCTTTATATGATCAATACGTTGCGATAAACAAAGAGTTGCAAGATAAAGTTGATAAGTTGGAAAAGAAAGTAGAACAATTACAAGAAAAGTATGAGAAGGAAATCGCCTTTTACAAAGATGAAATTGACCGTTTGGAAGATGTTATTGATGTTTTGGAAGGCGAAAATGAAACATTAAAAAATGAGAACAAAATTTTGAAAGGTGGAATTTGAAATGGATTTGAAATTTTTGCAGGAGTACTTAGTGCCAGTAATTGTCGTAGCTTGTTTAGTAGTGGGGTATTTGATCAAGTCAACGCCGGTATTTGCAGCAGTGGCCAATAACTACATTCCATTGATTGTTATCGTCTTAGGAGCGATCCTAGGAGCAATCATTAACGGGCTGACAGTTGAAGCCATTGTTTACGGTGCAGTGAGCGGGATTGCATCCACAGGGATGCACCAATTATTTGTACAACTTTTAAATTTAAGTAGTGGTGATCAGAAACCCGATTATGGCGATGGTCAGGAGTTTACACAAAAGAAGGAGGAATAATCCATGTCTTCAGTCGAAAATATGATTAAATGGTTTCTAGATCGTGAAGGAAAAGTAACTTATTCTATGGAGCGGCGGTTAGGTTCTAAAAGTTACGACTGTTCGTCTGCTGTGTTCTTGGCCATGATTGCGGGGGGATTCTTGCCTGCTGGATCAATGGGGAACACTGAAACACTGTTTAGAATGGTTGGTACTAAACTCAAAGAAATTAGCCGATCAGAAGTAAAACGCGGGGACATCTTTATTGCGGGGACCCCCGGCGCTTCACATGGATCAGCGGGACACACGGGTATTTTCCTAAGCAATAAGAGTTTCATTCACTGTTCATATTATTGGAACGGGATCCATAGTGATAGCCACGATTCCTACATGAGTACTCGTCTGCCACATCATTTTTATCGAATCGTCACTACTGGCACTGTGAAACCAACCGATAATAAACCGCAAATGATTCAATTAGCGATCGACGGGCAATTCGGTAACGCTACAGCTCGTCGTTTACAAGAGTACTTCGATACTGCTGGGAAAGATGGCGTTATCAGTCACCAATACAAGCAGAAGTTTAATCAAAATATCCATGCTGCGGAATTC